TCAGCAGTGCCACGCATTCGACTGTTTTTTCGTTGAGCAACCGAATATCCATAGTTTCATGCCCTTCATAATAAACACCGAACTTAAAATTTACTTGTTTCACGATGCTTCCATTATACATCTTTTCTGGATAAAGTTCTATACTGTTTATGAAGTCTTTCATAAACTCTTTCTTTTCAAGGTCCGTCATTTTATAATACATCATTTCAAAATGTACCAGAATGTCATATATCTGCTTTCCGGTAATCTGATTTCCATATACAGCTTCAATTCTCGCTGTGATATCTGCAATGCTGTCTTCATATTCGGAAATCTTATCATACAGATTATCCAGTCTGTCATGCATGTCCTGATACTTTCGGTCATAATGCTTATCCATTACATCCAGTTTATCAAGCATGTCTGTGAGCTTTGTTTTCGCCCCCATTACCTGTCTGAGCAACTTTCTGATTCTCTCACGTTCTTCTTCCAGAGCACTTACATCAACTTTTGTATTAACCTTCTCCATAACAAATTGACGGAAGCTCTCATGGTTTACCATATCCAGAATCACTTGCTCCACTTCACGGTTAAAATCATTCTGATTAAGAGACGGTTGAAAATTACAAAAATGCTCGTCATCAATCTTGTGTCTGTGTTGACAGCGATAATAGAAATCATCCACATAGTCTCCGGTTTTCTTATTCTTGCGACGTCTTACCGTACCACTCAGACCATGTCCACATATCGGACATTTTATAATGCCAGATAAAATGTGTTCATGCTCCAGACTATGTGTCTTGTTCCATTTTACCCCGGTTATTTTTCTTTTGGCTTTGGTCTGCATCCACAATTCTTCATCAATGATGGCATCATGGAGACCATCTACCAAAAGATATTCGTCGCTCTTAACTCTTCGGAACTGGTCTCTGGTACCCTTGACCTTTTCGGTAACATTTTTCCCGTATGCGATTTTACCCGCATATACCGGATTGTCCAGAATGTTCTTTACTGTTCCCCTTGTAAAATAATCCAATTCACGTCTTCTGGTTTTCTTCTTTTTATAACCACGGTCATTCAGGAAGTTTGCTATTGTATCCAATCCCATGTCTTCATATACATATTTCTGATAAATGAGTTTTACCAGTTCTGCTTCTTCCGGATTCACAATCAACGTGCTGTTCTTAGAATCCAGTGTGTACCCAAATGGTGCCTGACCACCATTCCATTTTCCCTCTCTGGCTTTCTGCTTTCTTCCTTCCATTGTCTGAACCAGAATGTTCTCACGCTCAATTTCTGCAACAGCAGATAATACCGTGATGGTAAGTTTTCCAGAGTCCTTTGATGAATCAATTCCATCTTCCACACAGATAAGGTTTACACCAAAATCTTGTATGTATTGCAATGAATTTAATACATCAGCAGCATTTCTTCCAAAACGCGATAACTTGAATACCAGAATGTAATCAACACCATCTTTTCCATCCGCCACATCCTGAAGCATCTGTGTGAACTCCGGTCTGCCTGTAATGTTCTTTCCGGATTTACCAGCATCGCAATAAACCTTAACAACTTCCATCCCCTGAAATTCTGCATATTTTGTAAGTCTATCATTCTGGGCTTCCAAACTGTATCCATCTACCTGCATTGCGGTTGATACTCTGATGTATATATAACATCTTAATCTTTTACTTTTCACTTCCTACGCCTCCATTTCCACCGACATGTCCAACATCCTAAAATGTTTCAATGCATCCACAATGTACGCCTCTTTCTCTTTAGGACAGGTCGGAACTCTTGCATTTTCCTTTTTGGATAGGTTGTAATTTACCCCCATGTCCAAACCATATTTCTTTTTAATCTGAGCAATATATAACGAATGAACAGGAGCACCATACTTTTCTTTCACATATGCTTTAATCTCTGCATATGTTGCTTTTGCCTCTGCCACCGTCAGACCTAATGTACTGCAATCTAATACAAATCCAATCTGATCATCCGGTGTTTTAGTAGGTACTGTCTCATAATCTTCATAATAAACAGGAAACTTAAAGGTGATACTTTTTATCAGCTTCCCATTATCTTGTTCTTCCGGATAAACGTCTATTCTTTCGATGAACAATCGGTACATCTCCTTTTGCTCGTCACAGGTCATTTTAGGAAAGAGCAACTGCATATGTTCCACCAACTCCTTGACCTTTTCAATAGAACGGATTCCATTCTTAGTCGCAGACAGTTTCTTTTTTATCTTCGATATAGCAGATTCTGCATCATCCATTCTGTCATAGATTTCATCCATCTCAGACTGTATCCTATCGTAGTTTTCATCATAATCATCATCCAGAATATCAAGCCCATCCAACTCCTCTCCCAGTTTTCGTTTCTGGGTTTCATAACTTCTAAGCTGTTTCCTCAGGGCTTTCAATTCGTTTTCCAATAGTTCCACAGAAGGCTGATTCCCTAGCACATTCGCAATCATCTCATGGTATTCCGGCAACGCTGTAATCCCAGAAAAGATTTCAAACACACTGGAATCAATCTTTGACTGATTAAGTTGGCGAGTAAAAGAACATTCACGACCACTGGATTTACGATGATTCCTACATGAATAATAATGAATGGTTTTATAATGACCACCTCTGTTCTTATTCACATGCTTATTCTTTGTTGCAATCATGCCTTTGCCACACAGAGGACATTTAACCAAACCAGATAATATGCTGATTCTCTCAGGTTCATCTACTTTTTGCCACTTAACAGATAATGCCTTCCTTTTTTCTTGCACCTGTTCCCACAAGTCTTCATCTACAATCGGTTCATGAATCCCCTGTATGGTCATGACATCTTTTTTCTTACTTCGTTTCCCGTACAGAATCTTTCCACAATAAAACGGATTCTCCAACGCATTTGCAACAAAGTCATAGGTAAATGGTCTTTCTTCGCCTTTAATCACTCTGCGGTATCCTTGTTCATTCATATAAGCCGCTACGGATGTGGTTGTCATTCCATCTATAAGAAATGCTTCAAACATTTTCTTAACCAACTCCGCTTCCGTAGGTTCAATCTGCATCTGCTTTTTGATGTTTCTGTACCCATACGGAACTGGTCCACCAGGCCATCCACCTTCCAAAACTTTCTGCATCCTACCGGCATTGAATTGAACGGTTATGTTTTCTCTCTCAATTTCGGCTACGGCTGAGAGAATCGCCAGAGTGAGTCTTCCGCCCTGTGTGGAACTATCTATCGCATCATCCACACATACCAAATCCACATCATAATCATTCAGTAACTGCATGGATTTAAGAACGTCTGCAGCGTTTCTTCCGAATCTGGATAATTTGAATACCAACACATAAGAAATATCATCTTTCCCATTTACAATGTCATCCATCATCTCCTGAAAAGCCGGTCTTCCTTTTATGCTTTTTCCGGATTTACCCGCGTCACAGTATTCACCAACAATCTGCAAATTTCTATATTCAGCGTATTCACGGAGCCTTTCGACTTGTGCTTCCAAACTGTAACCCTCTGTCTGAGCCATCGTGGATACTCTGGTGTATATATAACATTTTTTCTTTCTCATCATATCCCCCTTTTCGGTTGCTCAATGATTGTTCGTCTTTCATGTTTGGATCTAAAATATAACGCACTTTTTCGATTGCGTCAGCGGGTAAAATGAGCCGATTACAAAAAAATGCAACCGGCTCATCTCACTGCTCATTCGTATTCTCTTTTGACTTCATTTCCTCGATCTCCGCCAACACTTCATGCCCATATTTTTGAATCATCCTTGCCACAAAAGTAGCGCACACTTCCATATTGATACGTGCTGTTCTATCAATTTCTTCCTGACTGATACTTGCATTATCATGGTTGCTCATACCGCACCTCCCAAAACATAGTGAGGGATTCCCTCCTATGTCACAGGCAAAGAAAATGATGTGGATTTTAACCTCATATAAAAAAATAAACCGACTGGCTATTACACCAATCGGTTCACGCTAATATTCTTCATTATATTCTGAATTATGCATTTATCATTTTTTGTAGTTCTTGGGCTTCTACAATTTGTTTTCTCAGGTCGTCGTCAATCTCAATGTGTATGATTTCAATATCAAACCGACGAATGCTTTCGGCCAGAACAGATTGACCTTGTAGCTTTTTCTTTTCGGAAACATCACATACTGCAATGATTTTCCTAAAGTTCTTTCCTGTTATTTTTTCTAACAAGAGCATTTTTAGAACATCATTAGCAATCTTGTTATCTTGAGCTTTTTTAGGCTTTCCTATATGTGCGAAGATTTCTCCTATAACATTTTCCTTTTCGGAATAAAAATCTGGTTGAATATAAGTAAATGCATTATCCGCCAAATAGATTTTTGGGTTCTTATCCAGTTTTATATCAAGAAGCTTTTCAACCTCTCCAAATATCAATTCTTCGGCCTGAATCTGTATATGAGATGATGATTTATGAAATTCGTTCATAAGTTTTCCACCTTTTCATTATTTACTAATACTCTTTCGATAATTCTTTTTTACCCATGTCAAAATACTGATAATAGACAGGAATATTGTACACCATCCTAAGTCCCAGCAAATACTGAACATCAGATTTCTCCGGTTCATGCTTTGTTACTATTATCAGTTTATCTGCTTTCTTTGTATTAGGGTAATGATTATATTCCAACAACTGACCAAGGGCTTCTCTGATGGCAGACTTTACTGTCTGGGCAGTCTTCAACTCAAAAAATATCATTTTTCCTGCAGGATCGATACACTTGATATCAACAAAATTTTCTTCAGCCTTGACATTCTTATATCCATTCTTTTGAAGATATTCTACCATTGCATTTGACAGTTCGTTGTGCTGCAATGACATTATATACTCCGATGCTTTAACTTTAACACTGCCTGTCTTCTTAGCTTTTTTGACACTATCCATGTACTGCGTATAACACGGAAGCGTTTTTACATATTTATCATTAGTATCACTACTTGCAAGAGGAATACCACTTTCTGGGTGCTTTTTCAAATAGTCATCAATTATAGCTTTCTCATGAGCAATAAAATCTTGAAGAGTATCAAGGTAATGTTCTTTTTCTGGGTAAAAATATCTCCATCTATTTTTCTTTGTTTCCTTGAATTTTTTCCCAGATAATTCTATTAACTCCTTTATTGCAATCACATATGGAAGTGCGTCATCATTATCTCTGCAAGACAATTCAATAGAAGATACTCCATCAGTATCACAACTCCAGTTAATGTTATAGATAAATTCCTTTGTGTCCGCACTATCCCAAAATGAAAGAACTAAATAATTCTCATTTCCCCGGAAGTACATTCCTTGTTCTAACCTATTCTTATTATTGATCTTGCGAGGCACAAAATAGAAATTATCATCTTTTAACTGGCATTCCAACAACAAATCCAAACACGCCTTATGTATGTCTAAAATATCAACTTTCATATCTATCTCACATTCTTCCATATAGTATTCTTCTTTATTATAATACTCTTCCACATTTTTTCAAAGTATCAAATTAACCCTCTGGAATTTCAAAGGGCAATCCAATGGGCAAATTTTGCCCTTTGGAAATAAAAAAAGACCTATGAGCACCATAACAGCACCCACAGGTCAATCCACAACATCTTAAATTCTCTTCGCATAGTCCAAACTAATCCATCCAGCACCACTTTTCAGCTTGCCCCATCCTTTTTCAGAACCAAGCCCTACACTCTCTGCAACAATAGTAAACACACCCACTCCAGTATATGCTCCCGTCTTTGCAAAATGAGTACCAGGACCTTTTCTGATATTCAGATTCTTGATGCTGACACGGACACGGTAAGAAACTTTTTTCTGCTCCGGCTCGGATGTTTTTGATGGTGCATACACCACATTGCCATTCCAGTCATAAACAGAATATCCATCATTCTTATCTGCACATGCTTTCGCATTCTTCAGCACTTTATAGGCACCCTTCTGGCTCTTTGCATCTGCCCATGTTTTACGGACTCTGTACCACTTTTCCGGTTCTGCAGCAGTCTCTTTCACATCATACTGTGTCAGATTCCACTTCTCGATAATGGAACACAGTTTCTCCACATAAGTAAGGCTTGTTGCATACCCTCCATCCTTGATAAGCTGCACAACCTTCTTATAATCCGTCATTCCGGCGATGCCCTCATACCTCTTTTTACTGCCATTCATGGCACCAAGCAACTAAGCCCTGTGGT